GGTGCGCCGTTGCCCAGAATGTGGGGTTGAGCATGCTGGCAAGTGCTCGTATCGGCGCAAGTCCGGCCCGACTCAGAAGGCGACGGCAGAGCAGGCGAGGTCTTGGTTAGAAAAGCGGCGGCGTGATCGGCAGCGAAGGCAGATACAGACTCTTATACGGGAGTTATGCGATGGAATCGAAAGAGCGAGACGATCAATCAGACAGCAGAGTAGCTTCCGGGCGGTGGCGAAAGACCAAAGCCGAAGTGATTCTGGAGCAGATTTACGCAAAGCAACGCGAAATACGATTGTTAGAAATCGAACTGGCGAGGACGGATCCAAATGAACTGGTATCAAAATTGGAAGGCGAGACTGCGCGTTAGGTTCTGGCGCGACTGGGATCAAGTACCGCCGCCTAATTGGGCGTGTAGTCGTCGCAAGTTGGGAGGACAGTACTGGTGAAGCTTGAATATTCACAAGACCGGCTACGGGCGGACATTCGCGATCTTGAGGAGAAGATCAAGCAGATGGAGCGAGACCGTGAGGAGCTGGGCGATAAGGTGATGGTGGCGGAGATTGCGCTATCGGTGGTTGTGTTTACGGTGGGCTTCTTTGTGGGGCGTATGACATGAAAGTAGAAATATGCTCGCAGGGTTTGGACGCAATTATTCGCGGTGATCTTAAGAGCGTACTGGACTCATTGAAGCGTGACTTGAAGGTCAGAAAGAGTGGCAAGGGTGTTTGTATATTTCACATGGACAAGGCTGAAGACGTTGCTGAGATACAGCGTCATATTGATGCGTTCAAGATTGTTCTGAAGTACTACGGAGGTTGAAATGACATCTGTGCACCAAAAGAAAGAACTAGGCCGTTGGCTACTGCCGGGCGCGGAGGGTGTCCAGCAGTTTGGAGTAACCCGTAAACCCCACGCATTTCACCGCGCCATGATGCGGATATGTTTTGGCTGGCAGTGGATGGACAAGCAACTGACTTGTGACTACTGCAACCTCTACCCACGGCTACGCAAGAAAACACATTGCGAAGAGTGCGCCCGTTCGCTGGAAGGCGGCGAGTTATATAACGTGATCAAACTTGCCGAGAAAGCCGGGATCGTATTCGGAACGAGCAGCACGCATATCACAGTGCAGAAATTGGAGAAGTTTTTCGCTCTCGCACAGGGAGTCAACAAGCCATGACCCGCGACGACATCATCCTACTGGCGCGAGAGGCTAGTGGCGAGTCTGATTATGACTTCCCAAACATTTTCTCACTTAAACGCTTCGCCGCCCTTGTTGCCGCAGCCGAGCGGGAGGCGTGTGCGAAGGTGTGTGAGGATATTCCGGTGCCGCAAGGCCCAACAGAATTGACGCATATTCCAACACTTGAGCGATGCGCTGCCGCCATCCGTGCGAGGGGAGAGACATGAAACCTGACACTTACAAGTTGATTTAGATGTGCGTTTGATCAGAAAGAGAGGTTATAAGAGACATGAAAAACCTGTGGGGCGATGATGTTTTCTTAGCACTAGCCAAGATCCGAGAGCAGGGCTTGTGGGATGAAGCCGATTTGGTGTCTAAAGAAATGCTTGCTCTACAGGCCGAGGTCGTTTACTTACGGCGACGTATTGAAGCGTCTATTCAAGACCGTGACGCATTTAAAGCAGAGTTTGATGTATGAAAATAATTAACCCAGCTTGTTTGCTGATCAACAAGGACTACGCAGAGTCTTTTGATCGCGAGGGCATGGAGTTGTTTCACAAGACGATGGTGTCTTTGGCGAGCCAGTTAAAGATCGGGAGCCCGAACACTACGGCAACGATGCACGATGATTTGGTGGTGTGGTTTCGCAATTTGTTCTTTCTTGAAGATAAGAAGTTTGCCGAGGCTTTGCGTCCTTACATGGGCGATCACACTCTGCACGCACGGACATGGCGTATATACAATTTGTGTTGGGCTCTTAGCCAAGCCGCGCATGTTGCCGGTGATGTGGTAGACATCGGGTGTTACGAGGCCCGCAGCACACACGTTTTTTGTACATACAATAAAGATTTGCTTAAGTACAAGGCTTTGTATTTGTTTGACTACTTTGACGCCCCGGCTGGCGATCATAAGAAAACGTTACACGGCCCAAAATTGGAAGAGTTGGTAGCGAAGCGCATGGCGGACTTTGAGCCTTTTGTGTGCCCCGGCAGCGTGACGGATACGATTCCGAAGCATTTACCGGATGAGATTTGCTTTGCCCATATTGACTTGAACAGTGCTGAGGCTGAAGCGCATGTGATGCCGGAAGTGTACGAACGCATGAATAAGGGCGGGATCATTGTGTTTGATGACTACGGGTTTGCGCGGTATCGGAATTCGGCGTTAGCGCATCAGAAGTTTCTGGAAAAAAAGATAGAGCGTATTTTGGAATTGCCCACTGGGCAAGGGATGATGGTGAAGTTATGAGTGAAGAGTTTGATTTTATTTCACGACCAGAGAGCAAGAACGACGAGCACGTTTGGTGCAAGATCGATCAAGACGGCAAGCTGGAAGTGTTTGATTGGGAGTTTGTTGAGAAGACGGCTGTGGAATACGACATGGCGGGTGCTGTGACCCAGCGCAGCAATGCTCAGATCATTTGCAAGTTGGCGATGTTGATTCGTCAGCAGGCACTTGAGCAAGCGGCAGCGGCATTGACCAAGTATCGGGACTTGCCTGCTACGGCTACGGTAATCATGTTGAAAGACCCTCTGGGAGAAGAGTTATGAGAGACAACGATCAGAGTTGGCCGATGCCCATAGCGGACTTAAGCGCAAGGGATTACTTTGCTGCTATGGCGCTACAAGCCATTTTGTCTGGCAACGAGGGTCGGCATGAGAACCGATGGGATTTAGCCAGAGACGCTTATAACGTGGCCGATGCCATGCTTGAAGTAAGGGATGAACAATGAGCCGTTTTGTTTTCTTTCACGTTGGGTCTGACATCAGTTTCCCGACGAAAATGGTGCAGTCGTTGAAGGCTGTGATGCCGGACTCTGAGGTCATCATGTGCACGGACGATGCGACTCCGCAGGTGCCGGGTGTAGATGACTACAAGTACTCGCAGGGCAACTACGAGCAGATGATGTACTGGCGAACGAGGGCGTTTGCTGAGGCGAGGCTGACCAAACCGGCTGCGTACATTGACACCGACATGTTGTTTGCGTTGCCGCTAGCCCCGGCTGCGATTTTGGCGGAGCGAGAGATTGTGTTCTGTCGGCGGTCGTTTGACCGGGACGCGGGGTTTAACGGACAGCAGCGGGGTGGGGTATTCAAGAAGTATCACGGCATTCCGCTTGGGGCTTTGTACCCGTACTTGGGGTGTTTCACGATCACGAAGTCGTGGCGCGAGTGGCAAAACTTGACGTTGCTGATGGGGTTTATGGATAAGCCGTTGCAGTCGTGGTATGGCGATCAGGAGGCCCTAAAGGTGTACTCGCACATGCTGTATCCGGAGCTGGTGGGCGAAGTTGAAGAGATGGATTATGCGTGTTTGCCTGACAAGGCACCCGAGGGTCATGTACCCCGGATTCTGCACTATAAGGGTGCAGCGCGTAAGGAGGCATTTTTAAATGCTTAAGGTATTTATTGGCTGGGATCGGCGTGAAGACGGGGCCTATCAAGTAGCCAAGCATTCGATGGAGTTGTATTCGTCAATCCCGCTCGAAATCGTTCCGATAAAGCAGCACGAGTTGCGAGAGCAGGGTATCTATACGCGCCCTGTGGACGCTCTTGCGAGCACGGAGTTCAGCCTCACGCGGTTTTTGACTCCATATCTCGCGGGGTATTCCGGCTGGGCCTTGTTTTGCGACTGCGATTTTCTTTTCCGGGGGGACATCTCGACTTTGCTTGACTACGCCGATGGGGCAAAAGCGTGCTTCGTTGTACCGCACGACTACCGGCCTACTGAAGCGGTCAAAATGGATAACAAGGCGCAACATCAATATCCCCGAAAGAACTGGTCAAGCTTTATGTTCATCAACTGTGAGCATGAACAAGTTAAGCGATTAACGCCAGAGATTGTGAACGCTGCTACACCCGCGTATCTTCATAGGTTTGAGTGGCTAACGGACGATGTGATCGGGCACTTGCCGATTGCGTATAACTATCTTGAAGGTTGGTACAGCCGCAATGACTGCCCGAATCCGATAGGGGTGCACATGACTCGCGGGACTCCATTGTTTAAGGACTGGACGCATGTGGAGTACGGCAAGGAATGGATGGCCATGGCGGCGATGATATGAGCAAGCACGCTAAAGCCATCAAGGCGATTGAGACGGCGTTTCAGGCGGGCAAGTATGCCGAAGCCTTGGATCTGACCAACCATGCCATTGCTTTGAATCCAAAGGATCCTGTTGCGTACCGGGCTAGAGGTCGGTTGCTTCAGATGCAGCGCAAGTTTGAGGAGGCTATCAAGTACTACGATGCTGCGGAGCGACGGGGTGCCAAGGACGCGGACGACTTTGTGAATCGTGGCATTTGTAAAGCCGAGTTGCAGCGGTACGACGATGGTATTGAGGACTTTACGAAAGCGTTGGAGAAAAATCCGAAATACTTGCATGCTGTAATTCAGCGTGGCGCGGCCCAGTGGGAAATGCGGCGTTGGGACAAGTCAGAGGAGAATTTCCGGCTTGCCAACGAGATTGCGCCCGACGATGCCAATGCGAACTGGATTTTGGGGTTGTTGGCTTTGCAGCGTAATGACTTCAAGACGGGCTGGCCGTTGTATAACCGCAGATGGAAGAGTGAGCGGTTCAAGTCGCGTCCGTTGCAGACTGACAAGCCGGAGTGGGAGAAGGACACGGGGCTACGGTCTGTGCTCGTATGGGGCGAGCAGGGCATTGGCGATCAGATCATTTACGGGTCTTTGCTGCCAGCGGTTCGCGAGCACACTGATCATGTAACGGCGATGGTTGACCCCCGGTTGATCTCTATTTTCAGCCGGTCGATGCCAGACATTGTGTTTCAGTCTCAGATGGACAAGATCCCGAAGGATCGACATGACTCGCACTTGCCATTTGCGTCGATTGGGGGCCATTTCATTCAAGAGGTGGATGACATCCCCCGTCACGTTAAGTCGCCCTTTCTGAAAGCTGACCCTGACCGTGTAGCGCAATTGAGAGTAGAGTTGGGTATTCAGCCGGGGGACTTTGTGGTGGGGCTATCGTGGTTAAGCACTGCGATGAAGATTGGCCCGCACAAGAGCATTCCGCTGGTCGAGTTGTTACCAATTATCAACGGGCCTAACAGGAAAATCGTCAATGTTCAGTACGGCTTCAAGAAGTCTGACACAGACCTCTTCAACGCAGAGCATGGCACCAACATCCTTACCTCTTCGGTGGACTTATGGAAAGACTTTGAGGGTCTCGCCGCACTGCTCATGGTCTGCGATGTTGTCGTGGCGGTCAGCAGCACAACGGTGCATTTGGCCGGAGCACTTGGGCAGCGGGTCTTGCTCATGGATGCCAACAAGCTGTGGTATTGGGGAAACAAAATTGGCGATACGAGCGCGTGGTATCCAAGGACGAAGATTTTTCAGAGAGAGAACATGATTTCTCCTTGGAATAAAGTGGTTGATTTAGTTAGAAGTGAAGTGGAGTTTATTCAAAATGAAAGAGGGTAAAGATGTCGTCCGAGAATACCTTGCGACTATCGGAAGCCGAGGTGGCAGCGCTGCTAGAGGAGCTAAGAAGCGACGTCCCAAGGAGCACTATAAGCGAATGGCAAAGCTCAGCGCCGCCAAGCGACGAAAGAACAAGCGATCCCGTGAACCCGAGTCACTACAAGAAGGGCGGGATTGAGTGTATTGATGCCATACGGTCGATGCTGACCGAGGAGGAATGGCGGGGTTTTCTGAAGGGTACAGCTATGGCGTATATCTGGCGGCTTGGGCATAAGGACGCCCCCGAGCAGGACGCTAAAAAGACGTTGTGGTACGTCTCATGGCTTGCCAATCAAGATCCGAGGGGGTAAGATCCCCCTGTGCTATCTCGTGACATTCTCCTGTAAATCAGGTTGCCCCGGAGTTGAGCGAAAGTTCCTCCGGGGATTTTTTTGTCATTTTGCCCTGACACGATAAACGCGGCGATCCCGTCCGGGGCCATTGGCCTTGATGACTTCTTCCACAATGTCGCCTGCCTCTAGAAGCGTTTGCAGGATCTCGTTGCGGTCGCGGGCTTTCATGCCTTGGAGCGACTTGGCGAGTTGAGTGCTGCTGGCTCCGAGGTCGCCTTGCTTGCGGATGAAGTTCAGGATGCGCTTGTGCGAGGCTTCGGTTTCGTTCTCTGAGATTTCCCGCACGAGCAGATCTTCGGTGTAGTTGAAGCTCCAGCGGCAAAAGTCGTTAGCCATTTTGAAGATTTCTAAGGTGACGATAGGGCTAACC